ATTCTTCCGGAGGAAACTATGACGGTCCTGTTTATGTTATCGATCAGGTAAAACCCGATGGCTCTTTTGATGAGAGTAAGGTCATGCTTGGATTTAATTCTGAGGAAGAAGCTAAAAAAGCATATCTATCGAACTACTCATCGGGATGGAAAGGATTTGGAAACATTACGGGAGTTTCAAAAGAAGCTTTTGATGATTGGATGTCCAACAGAAAGCAACAGAGGAAACCTTTTGCCGAATATGTAAATATAGCTTCGGAAAAAACCGAAGTACAACCGGAAAAACCTTCCGCATCTGAAACCTATGTACAAAAGAGTGGTGAACCCATACGATTTTCTCGTTGGAAAAAGAAGAAATTAGGAGAAAATAAAGATGGGCAGTTTTGTCATGTGGAAAGAGTATTCACTGAATCAGGATCATTCTCCTTTACGGCAAAAGAAAAGATTAATAGTCCTGAGGATGTTGCTTATATATTCAAGCAATTAGAAAATGCTGCCATCGAAAATTCTTTTATCGTACTTATAAAGAAAGGGAAGCCCATTGTTATCCATTTAGGAATGGGCGATTTTACTAGCACAGCATTTAATGCACAAGCTATTAAAGCTGCTTACGAGTCTATTAAACCCGATAAAATGGTCTTTGTGCACAATCATCCATCAGGACATTTAATCGCTTCAAACCAAGATCAAAGAGCTTTAATATCAATAAGAAAAATGTTCCCTCAAAAAGGTTTGGTAGCCGATGGAATTATCATTAACACAACATCCGGTAAGTTCTGCTCTTTTGGAGAATTTGGGACAGATCATGCTGCTGATATAGAAAGAAATCAAGAAAATGCTTTACCGGTAAAAGTATATTCTTTCGATACGCTTGTCTTTAGTAAAGATTATAAGCCTGAAACAACAAAGAAGATAAAAGACAGTTCAGATGTCGCAGGATTTATATCATCACATCGACTAGGAGAGAGGCAGAAGATCAGCTATTTGATTTTAGATCAATCGAACGGCATTGTAGGAAACATACACACACCGTATACTTCAATAGAGGATAACAAAAAAGAACTTGCCGAAGACATTGCAACGAATATTATTCGCTTTGGAGGAATGAGAGCTATTCCGTATGGCGATTTTAAACTCGATCATCGCTCTTTAGAGGAACTCTCCAAACAGACTGATCAGTTAACTTCTTCTAAATCCACAATATTGGATGCAATAAAAGTGGATGGATTAAACACCGTGAGTGCTTCTTCTGAGGGTATTATGGAAAAGGGTGCTTCATATAACTCAGCAAATTCTACTGTTCCGGAAGAGCAATCTATCATAGACAAAGCAAAACAAGAACAGACTCCTAAAGAGATAAGTGAGCAGCTTAATAAAGATTACTCGACATCTGTAGATAAAAAGGAAACTCTTAATTCTTTGCACCTCTCCGCACCAATAGCGGAAGCCTCAAACAATCAAGAGCTTGATAGAATTACTCAACAGCAGTCCAATTCCGCTGACGTGGCAACTCCAATTAAGAATTTAAATTCTGCTACAAAAATAGCAGAAAACGTTGAAAACGCAAGCACAGATAGTGTTAAACTTTCTGAATCATCCATTCAAAGACATCAGGCCGTCAAAGATGAAGACGTTGTCGATGCAGATAAAGAATTAGGCCGAATCAACACACGATTCAACGAAGATTTGAAAAGATTTAAGACAGGAGAAATGAGATCCAATGAGATGTTTCATCTTGGAACGCCACGGGGAACAATGCTTTCATTTCTTCCGGAACTTCCTATCATCATGCACCAAAGTACGGTAAGGAAAGGAAGCGAAAAAAAACATGATGTAGATTTGTCTGATTTGAAAGATATGCCATCTATGATTTCTTCGCCCATATTTGTATTTCAAAGGAATGCTAAAACTATTGGCATTTTAACAGAGATGAAAGATCGAAATAGCAGAAATGTATGTGTTGCCATCGAGATGAACAAAATAATTAAAGATGGGAAACAATTACTTGAAGTAAATGATGTTCGATCTGTACATGGGAGAAGAATCGAAAATATAATCCTTCCTATACTTAACAACGGGACATTAAGATGGGTAGACAAGAAGAAAGGTATTGATTGGATCTCCTCAGTGAATCCCAATGAATCACAGGAAATATCTAATCAATACCTTTCTGATACTGCAAAGATAATAGAAAACTTTGAAAACCCAAGCGCTAATAGTGTTAAACTTTCTGAATCATCCATTCAAAGACACGAACCAATCTCACAAAAAGTAATAAGTAAAAACGCACAGCCCGTCAAACAGAAAGAAGTCATCGATGCAGCTAAAGAATCAGCCCAAAAATTAGGCGTAGAGGTACGCATTGTTTCTTCCGATGAAATAACGGGGAAAGATGAAAGTGATAAACGCCAATCCAAAGGATGGTACGATCCACTTACCGGCCGTGTCTATCTGGTAGCAGACAATGCAGAGAATGCAGCAGATGCCATAGCTACCGTAATGCATGAAGCTGTAGGTCACAAAGGATTGCGTTCCTTATTGGGCATAAGATTCCACGCTTTTCTTGGCTCTGTATATACAGCATTACCCCACGAAATACAGTCGCAGATGCAGACGGACGGGATTCCCGACACAGAAAAGATAGAGGAACTTCTTGCCAGGTATGCAGAGGATGAGAAGTATCATAAAGAGCTGTCTACGTGGCAGAAAATACGGGGAGCGTTCAACTATCACATGAGCAAGATTATGGGACGACCTTTCAAGATGAACGACACGAATCTGAGGTATCTTTTCTATCGCGCAGCGGAATCCAAGAATGCTGGTAACGAGCTGAAAGCTGTAGCTTCTTTGAAAGATGAAAGTGTAAGAAAACGCTTGTTCGGAAAATCCGAAAAGGTAAAGACTGCATTACTTGATACATACAGTAAACGAACAGCCCAGTCGCTAAATAAGTTGTTTACGATTGTAGTGGATAGATTACATCCGGTAAAGATCTTGCAACAAGAGCTGGAGAAACAAACAGGAAAAGGCATCGAGGACTTCGAGAATGTCTATCAGGCAGAGATGCTTCGTTCCTCAAAAACTCGTGGCATAGCCGATAATATTGAGCGCATCTATTACAAACCATTTATAAATGCAGTATCTCAAATGGTTGACTGTGGACTTACCCCAGAGGAGGTAAATCATTACATGATGGCCAAACACATGCCGGAGAGAAACGACCACATGAGGGAAGAGAAGATGAGCGAGGGGAACTTAAATGTGGAGGGAAAAGACTTTGCCGGAGCATCGGCTTTAATGAAGAAGATAGCAGAGGAAACACAGAAGCCGGACTTCAACAAAGATGAGTTCCTATCTAAAAAAGGATTCAGTGAAGAACAATACAATGACTTGATGTCGCATTACGCATCGGGCGACTTCGATTCTTTCTGCAGGCAGTATGCTAACATCGTAGAAGAACAGATTGCTGAACAGGATCCTAACTTGATTGAGAAATTATGGGAAACTACCAACGCACTCAACCAAACTTCTGTGAGGCTCGAGTACCGTTCCGGAATACTTTCGAAGGAGAAGTATGACGAAATCATTTCTATGTACAACAACTATGTTCCTCTTCGGGGATGGGATCAGACCATGGCCGAAGATCTTCACAAATACACCACCTCAGCAACAAGTTTGTTTAACGATCCGCTAAAAGGTGCGAATGGCAGAGCATCCTTGCCTGACGATGTTATTGCCACTATGTCAAATGTCATCACTTCGGCAATTGAGATTTCAGAGAAAAATAGGGTAGGAAAGGCTTTGCTGTATCTTTCGCAGAACCATCCGGGCAAACTTCTCCGAACAGCGTCTGTTTGGTATGTTGAAAATGGACTTGGTGAATGGGAGGAAAAATATCCTACCATCACTCCCGGCATGGAAGAAACTGAAATCAATGAAGCATTCAGAACATTCAACGAAACGATGGAAGCATTGGAGGCCGAGGGAAAGGCCAAAAAACAGCTGAGCAAAGTAGACTTGCAAGTACCCTTCGAACAAAGACGTCACGCTCAGGAACATGTCGTATATGCTTATGTCAACGGTATAAAGCATAGCGTTTTCGTCAATGGCGATCCTATTGTAGCGCAACTAATCAATGGCACTGCTCAGAAAAACGTAGAAAAGTTCAATTGGAAAGCCGGAACAAGATTATCAAGATGGATGTCATCTAGCTATACCACAAGGAATCCGAATTTCATCCTTTCAAATTTCTCTCGCGATAATATCTTTGCGCTCACGGCCATCATAGCTAAAGAGGATTTGAACTATCTAAATTCTTATCGAAGAAACTATGCCAGATCAGCTTTAATGCTTCGGAAATACTTCGCAGGAAAGACTGATAAAGATAGCCCGGAATTTGAAGCACTGAACAAATTTCTAGAGAATGGAGGTGAAACGGGATTTAGCATAAATACCTCGGTAGAAGATTGGAAGAACAAGTATAAAAAAATGATCGATGAAGTAAACGGAAAAAATCTAACCCCCGCTGACGCAGCATCCGCAGTAATGAAATTCACAAACGACTACAACCGCATTGCGGAGCTTGTCTCTCGTTTTAATACATATCAGACCAGTATCAGTCAAGGTAGAAGTGTAAGTCGTTCCGTAATGGATGCTAAAGAGATTACCGTAAATTTCAATCGTACAGGTCTTGGCGGAGAAGGTTTCTGGGGGCAGACCTTTGCCTTAGTCAGAGGTTCTTACGTCTTTTTCAATGCCGGCATACAGGGGCTTTACAATACTTCGAAGCTGTATAAGAACCATCCGATAAAGATGACAGCAATAACCTTAGCTAACTTTACCATGGGTTTTGCAGTTATCCCAATGCTTAACAGCCTAATGCTTATGCTCTTTGGAGACGATGATGATAAGAGGTATTACGACAATTTGCCGGACTCCATAGCCAATAACAACATTGTCTTGTTCACTCCTTTTGGCGGATTCATAATGATACCTTTACCAATAGATCTTAGATTAATCTACGGCATGGGGCGAATCATGAACGAATATGCAAAAGGGAATAGGAAACATCTCAATTTAGGTGCCGATCTTGTTAAACAATTCTCTGCAATCTTACCAGTCGACCCGATGGAAGGAGGAAGAGGATGGTGGTTACCCTCTGTAATAAAACCTTTGGGAGAAGCCTACCTCTATAATGAGAACTTCTATGGAGGAAGAATCAGCAACGACAGCTATTACAATGAAAATAATCCTGAATATACCAAAGCACCAAAAGGAACGGGTGGGTTATTCAAATTCCTTTCCGAATGGAGTAATTCACTCGGGAACGATGATGAGCTAAACGCTACGAAGAACAGCATCGGTCTTCTCGACTGGAATCCCGCCAAAATGGAGCACGTCGTCGAAGGCTATGCTGGTGGACCCTTTAAGATCGTTTCTCAGATATCCAATACGATAATCAATGGAATAAATGCGGCAAAGGGAGACGAGGAATTTACAACTAGAAATGTTCCTCTCTTAAATGTTTTGTTTAGGACAGAGGATGAAACTATCATAAATAGAGCTGTTAATGAAAAGTTTTATGAGTATAAAGAACAAGTGGAAAGCCGGGAAAAGAATGCCGGAATCTATAAAAGTATCTATAAAAGCTCCGCTGCAAAAATAGACAATACTCAAAAAGAAACGGCAGTCAAAGAGTATACACAAATGATGCGCTCCTCACAATCCCAATACGATCATACTTTCAATTTTTACAATGAGATGATCAGTAAGTTGTACAAGAGTATCGACAGCGTAACAGATAAAAAGCAAAAAGAACTTCTGCAGAACAGGATAAATGATTTGAAAGAAAATGCCGTTATAGAGTATGAGAAGAATATCCCGCTACTGTGGGAGGATCATGATGAAAAAGAATGAGAATAATTCTGTTATTCGAATCTCGGGAATTTCATCACGAATCGGCCATCTATCCCGCTAATTAAATGCATCGTATCCTTAATTACAAGATAGGATTCTCCCTGCTCTGAATTTTTAAGTTTAATCGATATCATATCGTTGTCCAGAATTTTAACATCATATTCTTCCCTTACACTTATTTTCCTTTCAGTTAAATATCCATTCACAAAAATATATTTTCCTTCTTTCTCTAGAACAGCACTAGCTATTGGCACAAGCAGAGTATCCATATATTTCCCGACTATTTTATAGTCCTTCATTTGTTTAAGTTTAGCTGTGAACCAGCCTATATCTCCATATATAGGCTGAGCTATCACTATCTTATTAAGAATTTCATTTTCTGAATTCGTATACGCATATACTTCTCTAGCATCTTTAGATAAATAAAATGTAAGAAAAACATGCTTTTTATCGTTGTATTTTTCTACATAGAATCTCGCAATTTTTTCTAATTCTAATTTCGGCTCTTTTTTAGTCAATAAGATTTCGATTCTAGCCTTATTATTAAAAATACTATCGGAGTCTTCTGATAGGACACTATAGTCTGGTAAATTAGAGCAAGAGGTTAATGCAAATAAGATACATATTATTATTATATTTCTAGACATACTTTTTGTTTATATATTATAAGATCACAATTTTATACATTGCAAAGATAGTTATCTTTATTGTAGGAACAAAGGGAGTAACAGAAATATCACTTTTGGAATTTGATTTTTTCCTCTATAAATGATAAAAGAGGGTGGCTATAATTGTAAAGCAGAGTACTCTTATTCTAGTAATTTAGGGGCTAAAAAGCATAAAATAACATCTTTATCGATTATAAATGAGAATTTTTCTCATTTATTTAGCACCATATATATATTTTTTCTATCTTTGTCGGGCGTTTATAAATAAACAAATAAATAACAATTGAAACTATGCTGATTAACTTTACCGTAGGGAACTATCGTTCTTTTAAGGAGAAATGCACTTTGAGTATGGAAGCTACGGCCATTAAGGAACTCAAAGAATCAGTTATCACTAAAGGCAAATACAAATTGTTGCCTTCTGCCGTCATTTATGGAGCCAATTCAAGTGGAAAAAGTAATTTGTTACGGGCAATCGCAACGATGAAACAGGTTTTACTTGATTCAGTAAAACTCAATCCGGGTGACAAGTTGGATTTTGATCCATTTCTCTTGATAGAAAGTAAAGACGAGCAACCTATTTCTTTTGAAATGGAATTCTTAATTGATACTACCAAATATCGTTACGGATATACTTTCGTTTCAACAAGAATTATCTCGGAATGGCTATATGAAAAACTGCCGGGTGAACGGGAATACAACCTTTTCCTTCGTGTTGAAGATGGAATTGAGGTATCGGAGACACGCTTTAAGGAAGGAAAGGGAAGAGAAGAAGATACTCTTGATAACCGATTATTTCTTTCATTGGTGGCACAACTCAAAGGTACAAAATCAGGGCAGATTATCGAATGGTTCCGATATTGTAACTATGTTTCAGGTCTGAAGAGTGATGGATACGAAGGACTTTCCATTCGCATGTTACACGAACATTTGGAAGGTTGTGATAATGCGCTTTCTTTTTTTCATCAGTTAGAATTGGGCTTTGAAGATATTACTATCAGCGAGATAGATTTTAGGGATGAGATGTTGCCTAGTGATATTCTGTCGGACAAACTGAAAGAACAATTGAAAAAGAAATTTTCAGGAGAAAAAATGTTGTCTATTAAGACCGTCCATCAGATTTATAATGAGAAAGGAGAGGTAAGCAAACTTCAATCATTCAACAAAGATGAAATGGAATCTGAGGGAACAAAGAAAATAATCGAAATGTCCGGACCTATTTTCAGTACGTTGTTGGGTGGTACAATCTTGTTGGTCGATGAGTTGGATGCTAAATTACATCCGCTTTTGACAAGACAAATCATTAATCTATTCAATAACCCTGAGGTAAATAAAAAAGGAGCGCAACTTATTTTTGCCACGCACGATACAAATCTGCTAAATACGAAAACTTTTAGAAGAGATCAGATTTGGTTTACTGAAAAGAATAAGACAGCAGCAACCGATCTATATTCTTTGGTTGAATTTAAGGATGTGAATGGTACCAAAATCCGCAATGATCGTAGCCTAGAGAAAGACTATATAAACGGTCGCTATGGGGCAATTCCATACATTAAAGATTAGAAGCTATGGGATTATTGCCAAAAAACAAAATGGAAGAGCTTAAGCGTGCCCACCGACAAGCTAAGCAAGACAAGAAGCGTAAGGTCAATACACGAACCGTATCAGTCAGTTTTCTTATTGTTTGTGAGGGCAAATGTACTGAACCTAATTACTTTTTAGCACTTATTAAAGATCGTTATTCAGATGTGCGTGAGTTCACTATAAAAGGGAAGGGTCTCGGAACGGTCAGTCTAGTCAAAGAGGCTATTGCCATACGGGATAAATCTCAAAAGGAATTTGATCGTGTTTGGGTGGTATTTGACAAAGACGACTTTCAAGATTTCAATGAAGCTATCGCATTAGCTAAAAAGAACAAGATTAATTGCGCGTGGTCAAATGAGTCCTTTGAGTTATGGTATTGTCTTCATTTCCAATATTTGGATTCAGCTATATCACGGATAGGATACGAAGAAATAATAGAACGTGAGATTAAAAAAGCGACTGGTGATTCTACTTATAAATACAAGAAAAACGACACCGATTTCTATTCTCTATTGCAACAATATGGAGATGAGGAGAAAGCTATTATCAATGCTGAGCGTTTGCAAGAACAGTTTACTGACGAGAATTATTCAATTCACAATCCTTGCACCCATGTGAATGAGTTGGTTGAGGAATTGAAAAATCCGGATAGATTACTGAAATAAAAAATAAAGACTGCACCTACGGCAGTGTGCACTAAATTATATAATTGAATCTTGAGCCTATTCGCCGTGGAATATAAAAAGAATTAGAACATGAAATTAGAAACTGAACGAATAATAATTAGGCCGATTACTCTTGCTGATAAAAGTGAAGTTTTTGAATATCGTTCCGATGCAGAGACAAATAAGTACCAAGGATGGATTCCTAAAACTATTACTGATGTGGAAGTATTCATTGGAAAAATCTCAAAACAAATTAATGAATCTGATACTTGGTTTCAACTTGTCATCATTGAGAAAAAGACACAAAAAATAGTTGGTGACTTGGGCATTCACTTTTTTGACAATGCAAATAAACAAGTTGAAATTGGATGCACGCTAAATAAAGATTTTCAGGATAAAGGTTATGCAACAGAATCTATTAAGGCAGTAATTGACTATTTATTTAAAAAATTGAATAAACATCGGATTATAGCATCAATTGATCCTGATAATAAAAAATCTATTCGATTATTTGAAAGAGTTGGATTCCGGAAAGAAGCTCACTTTGTCGAGAGTTTATTAATCAATGGAAAATGGGTTGATGACTTGATATATGCATTGATTGAAAAAGATTGGTGTGTAAATTAAACTGTGTCAAGCTTCTTTTATAATAGTAACCTGCGCTCGTTAGAAGACATTACTCTAAGCTAATAAAAAACAAGCCCCAAAAGCAAAATCTTACTTCTGGGGCTTGAATCATAGAACAAATCTAAAAAAATGCGTGGATAGAGTTATTATCAAGCATGACTACTTATTTAATAACTTGCATTTTCTTTGAGCCAGCAAATTTACCATTCAACAAAAGAGCGTAACAGTAGGTTCCTCCTTTAGAAAAGTCGGAAGCATTTATTGTAATACTTATATTTCCTCTATCCGCTAAGTTAATCTTTTTTATAGCATTGCCAGCAACATCAAAAATGAATATCTGTGCTGAATTAGCTAATTTCGGTATATAGCAAGAAATCACAGAACTCTCTGTAAATGGATTCGGAGTATTAGTTCCCAAACTAGGCGATCCAAGTTCTGTCACTGAGCTAGAAATCGTTTCTTGAGGATCTACCCAACGAGATAATACCATTTTCTTAAGACTTTCGGGAGCTATAACTGTATCAGAGTAAGCTGTATCGGCTAATGCACTGGTTTCCATTTTAGCAAGGAGTCTTACAGTACTACCTTCATAAGCCTCAAAAGGAGGAGTTATTCGTATTGATTTTGTAGCCCAGATACGTAGCCCACCACCATTGTTTACAACGCAATCATGAATCCAAGTACTCACCCCCAAATATTCGGAGCTAGACATCGGAGTTGAAAACACTTCATTATTCATCTCATCATCGGCAGGCCAAGTTGTAATTGGAAAATTTAAAAAAAGATTAGATCCACGGCTAGTATTAGCATATAGTTCCAATGCGCCTCCATTGTCAGATGTCCAAATAACATAAATATGAGACCTGTTATTTATGTGATCAACATTCAAAGAGTCTAAATTAAATTTATCAGTTGAGGCATCCCATATTTTACCATTTTTTATTTTCCAAGTAAAACTATTCGCCACAACTTCTCCACTTTTATAATTGGAAATCCAATATTCATATGCCTGATATTGCATGATGTCGCTATACTCTCCGGAAATATAAATAGCAGCCTTCATCAAGGTTGATGACAAAATTGTCATCAATAAAAATAATATTTTTCTTTTCATTGTTTTTCCATCTTTTCTATCTTACTTTTCATTAGCTGGATCTCTTCTTGCTGCTGAATAGCATACAAAGTTAGTTCTTCTATCTTCTGCAATAACATCGCAGTAGAAGTTCCAACTCCAATACCTGTTTTTTTAACTTCTTCAGCAGAAGGAACGCCTGAGAGATGACCATTGTCTTTGATATAAGATTTAACCTCATTCAAAGCTGGTAATTTATAGTCATTTGCAAATACATAATCAGCCCAACCAGATTCTACTAAAACCTCTTTAGCTCGTATTGTACCGTTTACATCTAATTCATGAGCTGGAGAGAAAGTACCAATGCCCACATATCCCGAATCAACCAAGAGTCCACCATGAGAGTGTATCTTTCCATTTACATCTAGCTTGTAACCTGGACATACTGTTCCTATTCCAACATTTCCCCATTCATTGAAATGCATTCTTACATCTAACTTAGGGCCACCTGCTGCTGTTGGAGAAGAAGTCATTATCTGCAAGTATGTACCCCATTCTCCTCCACGATATGCTCTAATAGCGCTGCTGCATGAGGGATGAGAAAATTCAAAAAGGAGATCGGCTTTACTTGCTTCATAAAAAGGTTTATTGGGAGCATGTATTTTTATGAATGAATAGGTTGAATCAATCGTAGTTCCTACCTCTAGGTTGCCGTTACATTGATTATTACCGTTTACATTCCATTGTGCAAACCCTACACACGGATAAGTAAGAGAGAATGCAAGAATAAGAAATAATTTCTTTTTAGAGATAATACTCTTTGCTGCTTTTTTTACTAAGTGGTTTTTCATTTTTTCAATTAATTTAGATTAATATATTAGATTTTACACAACAAAGTAATATATAATATTCGACAAAAAGAAGTTTTTTAGTTCTTTTTTAGCATAATTTAAACCATTGTATATGCATATTAACGAATGGATTTATTAGATTAACTCGTCAGCAGAATTAAATTATTAAAATTGAGAGCTGAAAAATATATTTATATCACTGATTATAAATGCGTTAATAATAGTAAAAAACAATTTTGAATCTAAGTGTGCACAATTTATATGTAATATTCTCCAAATTAGAAATCCCTTATCGACTCAACCAGAAGGGTTGGAAATCGAGATTCATTCCTTTTGCTAAAGCATGCAAAAGAATAGGAATTGAAAAATACGAATAGATTACTGAAATAAAATAAAGACTACATCCACTAAAAGATGCAGCCTTTTCTCTGTAAATCAAAGAACTTATTTCACAAAAAAACTATTTTGAGCCAAATAGTAACTTATAAAAGATCCATCCTGCGAACAAAAGGATTGCACCACTAGCGACATATCCCAGTGCGATGAGTTTCTTGTCCCACCATGTTTTCGTTTCTCCTTCTTTCTTAACTATCTCTTTTTGGGAGATGCTATCTAATTTGGATTTCGTTTGTTGCACCTGCTTCTCCTGCTGCTTGCTAATCGTATTGATCTTTTTTGCCGTTTTTGTGGTTTCCTTTTTCAGAATAGGGTATAGCCCCGTTATCGAATCCGGTTTTAAAGAAGTGTCATAATAGATTGTTTCCGCCTCTACCACTTCGTCCTCATCTTTCGTAGTATCTAGTACCTTCGTATAGACGATCGAATCTTTCTTATCCGTATGTACAGAGGTGAGAGACGTTGTTACTTCCTGCTTGCTTTTGCAGGAAATCATAGTTACCACAACGGATAGTGCTAGTAGCACGATGAACAGATATTTATGTTGTTTCATTGCTTTTTCTCTTTTAACCCGGCATAGCCTGTTATTAATAGACTTGCGAAAGTGATGTACCCAATGTTATTTACAAACCAGGATGGGAGAGTGATACCCATACCCTGAAAAGTCAACCATGCCGTGGGTACAATAGCTGTTATGGTACCCGCAATATTCCGTATAGCTTTTGCCAATCCGGGAGTGTCAGCCCTCCAACGGCGACACATTTCTTTTACAAACTTATTCATAGCAATGCTATTTTCGAGTAAAAAGTGAGTATTCCCATTGTCTTCGCCACACCAATCCTGATAAAATCTTTCCGGCAGCGCGATTGTACTTAAGAATGTCCTTTGCAGTTTGTTCGTTAGATTGCCCGGCTTTAATGCGAGCAAATAATGGAGTATCAACTCCTAGATTAAACGCGAAGCTTACTAGCGCATCAAATTGTGACTGCGTGAATTCTCTGTTAAGTGCATTAACAGCCTTCTCTTTAGGAAGAAGGTCTCCTTCCAATAACACTTCGGCTTGTCGCTTACTAATAACTTGGCCCTCTTTAACGCCAACGATATGTCCATAGCCAATCGTCCATTTTTTAGCAGGGCATTTATAGACCTTTGCAGAAAAATCTTCAAACTCCTTAATTCCTTCAATACCTTCTTTACTCGTTTTCATTTAATGTCCTCCTTTTTATCTTTTTTTAAAAATTCATTTAAGTATGGAATTCGATCTACTACCTTCATGGACAAGATGAAGTAGAAGAATCCGCATATTTTTCCAAATGTCCGCCCACGGAATGCGATCTCCCCATTACGGCTTATGTTAACTCCATAAAACCAACATGCAACCCATCCAATTAGGACGACTGCCTGTCTTGCTTTTTCAGCCTCTCCTTGGAAATATCCAATTCCGTACATTGCCAAAATGAGCAGAAAAAAGCATAAGGCTTCCAAGAAGAATCTTGCCGCTTTCTTTTTATTCCATTTCTCGCCTGCCGAGAGGTCAGAAGCTAATCCGAAAAGGAAGTTGATGAGCAGTAGTATTGTCATGGCAAGTATGTTGAATCTAATCGGTGCTAACATACTCAACAGACACGCCAAAAATGGTTTAATCGTTTCTTTAAATTTCTCCATCACACAAAATCTAAAATGTGGAATATGTTATATTTCTTCATGTTCTCTGTTACTTGCTTTTTGTGCCCAATAACGCCCGTTAACTCCCCTTTTACAGCGAAAGTCAAACGCAGCAATTTTAAAAATATAATTCGGGGGTGTCTATTCGAAGACGGTTAAACATCGCTTGGTCTCCTAACGCATTCGGGTGCAATCCGCCATCTTCGTATAAAGATGGATTATATCTTACGTTCGTTCCATCTACCGTAGTAGAGGCGTCGCCAGGATCATTTAATAGGGCGGTAGCTTTGTCAAATCGTGCGCCATTTACGCCTACGGCAGCAATCATAGTATTGCCCGCTATATGTGAATTCCCGTTTTGCTGGCACGTCCTATAATGAAGTATTAAAGTAGAGCCTATGGCATCGCATTTAGCTTTTAAAATTTGCAAGTCTGTTAGCGTATTTCCGCCATTAGCCCCTATAAGTACGCATATAATCTTGGGCTTATATATGTTATATTCAGATGTGAATTTACTCACTACCCCGTGTATGTCATCTCCGCCTCTCGCGGAGATCATCACTTTTTTTGTAGGATTTTCCGATCTAAATAACTCCGCATATCTCTTGGCACGGTCATAAACATAAACGCCTTCTGTTATGCTGTCGCCTGCAAATACGACGTCGGGATTATATAGTGCGTACACTTCGAAGCTTAAAAACACAGGGGGTGTTCCTGATTCTGTATAGAACGCGTAATTCTGATTTTGTCTACCTGCGCCCCAGCCAGTATGCGAGATTTCCAAGTGCGTACCAGTAAGAGTATCAAGCAATCTTATAGTACTTGTAGTGCCCTTTTTATAGATTTCTATAATGTACTCCCGGCTACCGATGGCCTCGGTAGGGATATCGATCGATTCAAGATAAGCAGAATTGTAGCCGGTAGATGTGCATTGCGTATCTAAGCCCGAACCGACACTGTGTATAGCAAGTTTTTTTGCGTAGAAGTCTACGGTGAAGCAGCTTGCCCCTTCCCCCGCATTTATGCCCCCATAGATCACGGGAATCTTTAAAACAGTATTACTCTGCATAAGTACCTTTGCACGCATAAATCTGTTATCCGCGTGATATACATTCGTGCATTGCATGTACGTAGTATTCCCTACTCCTGCGGTGGTTACTCCTCCCTGCGATAGATTCCAAATGCCTACATACGACCATTTTGTACTATCTTTTTCGGAAAAATAATCCGAGAAAAGTCTTATATATTCTTTTTCGAGGACTGTATCTTCTACGACTACGAGTCTGTTTTCGATCTCCGCCACACTGTTTGTTAGCCCCTTAGTCGTAACGGTAACAGTTTCCTGCGTGATAACCGAATACGCTGCCGCATAACTCGCAGTTGTCCCACCACCCGAATCTTTCATAGTGTCACCCGTTGACGATCCATAATAGAAGCTACCAGATATGGCAATAGCCTGTGAAGCAGTCAATGACACCGCATCCAAAAGCGTTACTATTTTGGTGCTGCCCGCCTCTTCCGAGGTGTTAGTGAGCGTGTATAATAGAGTTATGACGGCATGTGTGGTTATATCTATTATAGCTATTCGTGTTGTACCCACGAGCGCCTTAAATGATATCTTCTTTACATTAGATAATCCTACGAATATCGTATTCCAGTAGTACATGCCCGTAGAGGTCGGAGATGAGCCCATAGCAGCAGGAGCAAGTGTTGTATCCTGCGTGGTAGTAGAAGTAGTATCTACTAGTGTGCCTTGTATAGCTTCTACATCCGCATTTAATTCGGTTATTGCAGTCCCTATCGGTGAAGTTACCTTAATAGACCCTTTTTGCCATGTCGCAGTACTAGTTTCCGTATCTTTCGAATAAACGAGAAAGGCTATTTCTCCTTCGTTTACTTCGGTGCTGTTAGCCCACGCATAGACTCCGGGAATCTGAGTGATGCAGAAATATTTTCCTATACTTCCTACAAAATCAGGTGGTTCAATACTAGTTAGAATGTTACTGAACAAATATCCGTAAGTGAACATGTCGTTTACCAATTCGGTAAGGTTGTTTACATTGGATATCGCTGCATTTACATTGGAGAGTGCAGTATCGGTAGAACTTTTTCTTGCCTTCTCCTGTATTTCTCTGTTATTTTCGGCACTGACTCTTGCTATTTCCTTTGCTGTTCTGTCGTTTTCAGACAAAATCCTCGTATTTTCATTGATTACACGGGATTCTTCCTGCGTCTTTCTCGTGCTTTCCGCCGAGACTCTTTCTTTTTCAGCCGCAATTCTATCGAGTTCGTTCTTTGCACTGCTTACCGTGCTAAGAATCCACTCTTGCAGGGTAAGTCCTCCACCGTCCAGTACATAGAGATCATAAGCAGAAAGGCCATCCATGGCCACACACGGAACTTCGGTACTAAAATAGTAGCATCCATTGGAATCGGTATCGGTTGCATCGTCTGTGAGTATAAATGCTTCCTTCTCAAACGCTTCTCCTTTTTTAGAAGCCTTATCCTCCCAGATCAGATACAAGTTATAAACCCCTACACCAAAAGAATTTGCAAGGATCGCAAAGCTGACTTCGCCTTTATCCGTAATCTCGAAGTTGAGTGGGGTCATGTTTCCATTTGTGCAGACAAATAGTTTGACCCTTATCCCCTCCAGTCTGAAATCGAGTGGCAGGAGTCTTCCCTTTCTGGTAATTCTCCATTTAATGGAGAAGCCTGTGCCTTTATAAATAGTGTATATCATAGTTACGCGTTTGAATGAGTGGGTCTATTGGGTGGTAGCTTGAAGAAGCAGGAGCGTAGAGAGGACGAAATCACTGACATTTCGTTCATATATCCGGTACATTCGTCGGGCTTTACGCTACGCATCCAGTCCACTAGCATCTCCAGATAGATAAATCGATGAGCCAATTGACAAATACTGTCCAACATTGATTTGTTGAGTCGTTTAGAGACATTCATCTTTATCTCCATGAAATCGTCGTCGCCTGTCACGTCACCCAATATATTAAAGCGTTCCTCACTGGTGGTGGATTCCGAAGAAGGAGAAGCTAAATAGGGTAGCAGAAAAGCTTTTAATTCCTCTGTGCTCTTGTACAAACACCGCAGCATCTTGTCTACCGTCTGTGTTTCTCCATTCGCTTTCATGTAATAGATGAACTGTGAATTGTCACCGGTGAACTTTGCGTTACCCGATATGTTCGTTTCATTGTATACGTCATACAACAGTTCAGACTTGTACAGCTTGATGCTGACCGTCTGTCCCGAATCGATTTGTGAACCTGTATTTGCCATGTTATTTCGTATTATTAGTTTCGTCTGCATTAATTAGCGAAGAAATTCTTTTCTTCAATGAATTTGCTATTCCGTCTGTCTTGTCGGTAAAATCCACTGCTTTTATAGAGGGTAGACAATAGCCGAGTGCTTTCAGATATACGTCACATTTATCCTTGTCTTTCAAATCTTTGAAAGCCTTGTTGAACGTTTCCATATTACCTTCACAGAATGCGATCATTCCTTCTTTCAGGATGATGTTGGCTTTGTTCTTTCCTCGTTTGACTTCGCTTTTAGGCTTGTCATCTTCTATGTTCTCTTTGTGCTCCATTTTGAGTATCCTAGATTACTTACTGTGTCGATCTTATTTTTCCCGAAAGCGATACGTCTTATCGATTCTGTCAAGAGAGTGACTCTATTCTTCAAAGGTTCTGTGCACTCGGGATAGCTGATTTGATAGAATAACTCGAGTACCCTTGCTGCGACATAAGCTTTGATTGCTTCGGTTAACGAGCTCATCCGAGCATCTCCAAAGACTCTTGATAGAGAAATCTCATACGTGCCGCCAGTGTTTACATTCTCATCGATCAGTGTAGTAAGAAGAGCCTTTAGCTCACTTACTGCTAACACGATATAAGAAGAGAGCAATTCGCTTTCCTGCCCGGTTATCTTTGCGATGTCATAAGCAGGAGTTTGGTCCTTCTTGAGGGATACTCTTGCTACGAAACGACTTTCTCTTTTCAAGCTATCCAGCAACTGTGATAAGGATAAATCTACTGTCATTCTCTATTCGTTTTATTTCCATCCTGCCGTAAGTTCTTTTTTCGAACCCTCACGACTGATCGTATCGTATTCTTTAATCGTTCTAAGTGCATTGGGGTCAGCAGACATCTTTGAAAAGACCAACTCCATTTGTTTCTCATCTAGCCCCTCTAAGTCTGCGGTCATTGCCATTCTGCTCAGCGGATCATCTGCTCCGAACTTTTTGCTGTTTTGGGCAAGATAGTTATAAGCCATGGTTGTAGCCAGATTCTTATCGACCGCATATTTTCTTCCGTCACTAGCCGTGATGCTACGGTAAGTGCCACTCCTCTTGTTTCCTTTATTCAGTGCACTGAGTGTCTCCCCGTTACGTAAGCTCAGATCGGCACTTTGTCTGCCTTCTGACAATCGGTTTTGATGACCGATGGCTGCCATTTTCATTTCCTGTTCGTTTCTTCTTTTCAAGAGTTCTTTATCTTGTTGATATTTCTCTGCTATTTTTACTCTATTCTCGTTAGTGGTGGCATTGGCCATCTGCACGTCGAAAGATTGTTTCAGGCGTAACTTTTGTGCATCCATGACCTGACCTAAAAGCAGATTCTGTCTGGCATTTGAATTCTGATATCCGGCTTTTGCCATATCTCGGTACCATGAATTATTTGAAGCTGCATCCTGTACCTTTGCATCCGAAATCGCTTTGAAACGTTCTTCCTGTAATCTTTTAAGGTAGTCATTTTGCTTCTGAACTTGGTCGGAGACCTGTTTACTATATTGAGTGCCGCCCATATCCGGAGCACCTTTACTAGTGAAATAGAGATTTGAAAGATTGGTAAAGGCATCCGTTATGGCAGAAGCTACACCTTTCGCTTTCAGTTGTTTCTGTTCTTTCTCAACCTGCGATTGTGGCCTATTGTTCCAAGTGTCGGTAACTACATCTTCAAAACTTTTATATTTAGGAGGGGCGGGGACTGCCTGGGGAGACGCATTATTTCCGTACATATCAGTCAGCCCTCCTATGAAGGAGTCAACGGGTTTGTTTACCTCATCCGCAGAAAGCAGTGGAGTGTCCCTAACAGGGCTAGGCACTGTATTCTGATTCGTGGCAACTGCTTTCTTCTCTTCATTATCCGGTACAAGCATATTATACTAAAGTTGAATTGTCGTATGTATAAGGATTCCCGATTATTGCATTAGGGGAATTTCCGGTTACTACCTTGGTAGCATTCTGTGTGGGATTTCCCCATGTGTCGGATGCCATGAAGATATTACCCGCTGCTCCTAAAACTCCTTTTGTAGCACCGGCTATTGCGTTGCCCTTTGCTCCCTCGGTGGCAATTTCCTGCTGTGCAAAATTATTTTGCTGTGCTAGATGGTTGGCATCCAAAGAATCTTTTCTGTACGAACCGGTTGATGCAATCGCAGACGCTGTATTTGAGATCATCTCATTGGCACGTTCTTTTGCCGCAGATTCCGAAGCAGTAGTAGCTCCGGCTACAGCTGCCGCACCTGCTTCTTTTCTAAAAATCTTATCGGCCTGTTCCCTGGCATACTTCATTGCTGATTGTGCATCAGAAGTAGAGAACACGTCTTCGTTGTAATTTTTATCATAGTAAGCCTGTTCATTGGCTTTTTGAGCCGCAAGGAGTGCAGTCTGCTTTTCAGCCGTTTTTTGTCCGCTTATGCCTCCAAATATACTTCCTGCCGCAGAAAGTGCGGCACCTGCTAGTAATCCTACCATTGTGTTTCTGTTTTCGTGCAAAGTTAGGTGATCCTAAATTTTGTTTTGTTCTAATTATTCCGCTTATGGATAATTCCCAGTATATTACTTCTGCTGTCATCAGCCAGTGCAAAGTCGATCTGTGAGTTCTCCGGCATCGTATTGCGTTCAAAGTCTGACAACACCGAGCGAACGAGGTATTCGTGAATCTCCTCTTTCAGTGCATCCAAGAGTCCTCTTTTCCAGTTGCAGGGAAAAGAAAGACAGAAGATCGTATGCGACTTTTCCTCTTTCAGAGTGTTATCCTTTGCATAAGTTCCATTGTCGACAAGATAAGAAGTGAGGAGGTTGCGTAGTTTTCCTTTTCCACGAGCTAACGAGCGCATTAATATTGAACGGTCTTGAGCATTTTCGTACTCCGCCTGCTGTGCTTCTACCACACTAGAGGCATCGAGTTGTTTCTTTACTCGTATTCCCTTATCAACAAGATTCTCTACGTCGTAAATTACTTCGTCGTCATAGATCACGATGCAGACTTCTATCTTCTTCTTTTCAGTGATTTCGTTTTCAAATAGTCCCATAATTCTAATTTTGTGGCGGAACAGATCCACCTTGTTGGCCTTCTTGTTGGCCTCCTTGCTGAGCTCCTTGTTGCATTTGTTGCTCGGCCATCTCCTGCTTCTTCCGTTGTATGGACTGTAAGAGTTGGTCTGCAAAAGGGAAATCTCCATTTTCAAGAAGCATCTCCACATCGATTTGTCCTTGCTCGAGTAACTGCATCAATAAGTCGTTGTTAACCATGCGGTGTACCGGACTGCCTGCGGCATCTTCAACGGAGACATTAAATTCCAGATCACCTACCTCCGCAGGATCGTAGTAGTTTACATCCGAATACGACTTACCCGCAATGTTGATCTTACGCGTGCGGTCATAGAATTGCTGTATATTCTTTAGTTTCTTTACAGACACGTCACGTATAAACTTTGAGAAGACTTGAAAAAGGCCACTCACGGTGTTTGTGGAGTTGCTGGTCTGCTGGTTGTACAAAGCAGCACTGGTGCCTGAGTAGGGGGTCTTTCCCTGTATAGCACCACTGACACCGCTTACATCTTCCATCATCTGTTTCTCTATTTCAAGCAACCTATCTGTACCGATATTCGTGGTGTTTGTAGAAAGCTGTTCCGGCTTTGGGACATTTGCATCACCCTCCCACACGAGAACTCCATCCATGTCTACCCAAGCTTTCTTAAACTCTTCGGGCGAGTTACTCCCCAAGGCTTTCTTGTGGACAAGGAGTACTCCTTTGGCCGAATTGCGTATGAGGAAGTCATTCATCGTAACCAAACGGTTTATGAACTTCTGCTGGTCAATATGGAAATACCCGAATCCCATGACCTTCCCATCCAATATAGGATAGGTAGCAATCGTGAACGGATGTCC